CTCCGTCTCCTGGCACAGCGCCTGGAGGAGGAGTTCCATCAGGCATCATACCAGTGAGGGAGACGATAGATGCCGCAATCTGATTCTGTACAAGCTTAAGGGCTCCGTCTGCCTTGGCGTCGGAGATAAGCTCTGAACGAATCTCTTCAAGCTTCTCGTCTGGGAATTCTTCGCCTAGCTGGCGTAAAGCACCTTCACGGCTTTCAAGACCCATGTTCATCTTCTGCTGAATCTCGCTAAGGACAATTAGCTTATCCAAAGGTAGTGGAGGTGGGAAGTGAACTGTAGATTCAAAAGTAACAGGGTTGTTTAGATCAAGCACAGGCATCTGGAACTTTTTGATAGGTCCATTAACTTCTGGGCGGTACATAAAGCCTTCTGGCTCTTTAAACGCCAAGGTCATCAAAACAAGCTCATTGATTCTCTGAATACCTTCACCATACTGTGTAATCTTCTGGTGATAGCGGTTCATCAATGGCTGGTACTGAATAGACAATGCAACGCCTGAAGTGTTAGAGATTGGCTGTACTTGTCCTAGAGCTGTCTCTGGAACACCAACCATCTCATGCATAGCTGTCTTAATGATCTTTAGATACTCCATAGCGCCTGCGAGACCTTGTCCGCCGCCTTCTAGGTTAAATACCTGAGCATCCTTTGGAAGACCACCCCAAACCTTCTTAGGTCCCTTTTCAAGACCAGAAGCTTTAGCACCAGTGATAACTGTTACTGGAGCTGCGTGGTAGTTAATGATGTCCGCAATATCGGTCGCTGTTTCGTTGTAGTTGCGGTTTAGAACGATAATGTCGTGGCAATCTGAAAGTCCCCATGGAGATCCAGAAACACGTACGTTAGGGATGTGTACTACAGGTACTACGCCAATTGGGTTAGGGCGAGAATCAATAAGCTCGTCGTTGATGTATTCTTCAATACGATCATCAGTCAAGATTTCAGTATAGGTATATACCTGACGAGTACCTTCAGTAGATGTACCCCAGAAACGGTACTTTAACTTAAAGCGGATTAGACGGTTTCTATCGTGTGGGTGGAACTCTGGGAAACAGAAAGATGAGTTCAAAGGAAGAATACGAACCTTGCCAGGATGACCTCTACCAGCAGGATCTACATAAGCCTCTTCGTAAGCTACTTTAACAAAGCAATCTCCGGAAACTCCGCCTTGCTGACCCATTTCCCACATAACTGATTGCTTATCGTTATCGGATTCCCAAACTCGTTTTAGTAGGTCTGGAACTACTGCTTCGGTAACTGATGGGCTTCTAAACTGTGCGCCACGTCCGAAAGAAAAGTTAATGATGTAATCTGTAAAAGCTCTGTAATAGTTATAGACCATCTGTGCTTCGCCAATTTCACGGCGATAAGACCAATGATGGCCAAGATACATAGCCCAGTTTAATGAGTAGCGATTTAGACGTGGACCATGGACTTCAAACTCTTCGTCTGCAAGTTCTACAAGACCGAGAGGAGAAATCGAGATGGTTAAGTCAGATGACGCCGCTCTATAACTGGGAGGCGAGAAATCAATACCACCGGCCATTACTTAGCTCTTCCTGACATATTATTTGCCCCCACGCTTAAAATATTTATTGTCAACATTTGTTGACTTTGCCTTCTTCTTTTCTTCTTCTTTTTTCTTTATTGCTTCTGTTTTTGGATCTGGATTAGTAACGTCTTTCTTTGATGACACATATTGTCCACCACGTTTTTTATATTCATTACTTGCCCACTTAGCTGCGGCATATCCTAAACCACTTCCGCGATGTGAAGGGTATTTAGCTTTTGCCTGCGACACTACGGAGTTCCAAAGTTTTTGGTCCGCCGCTATGTTTGCCACTTATCCTCCTAAGATATTAAGGCATCCCCAGCCCCGGAGAAGGGATACAGGGCTGGGGTGCCTCTATAGTCTACTGTACTTAGTCAGCTACCTGTGCAGGATTTACACGCTGGTAGCGTGAGCCTGAGCGAATAACTTCTTCGATTTCAATCTGAGAGTGATCTCCAAAGCTTCCTTGTGAAAACTCACCAAGATAAATTGGTGCTTCTACCCAAGCAGCAGATCCAACGTGGGCACGAGCCTTCATTGTCTCTTCTGGATACTTCTCCATGACATTCATGTTGTGGTTTGGACGACCGGCTGGTGTGTCATAGCCTGAGTCAAGTCCTACCTGGAAGTCATTTGGTACATCGGTGTCTGTTGCAACGCCTTCTTCAAAACGAAGTGGGCCACGAAGGCCTGGTGTTGCAGGAGACATTTTGCGCTCATAGGTTGCGCCAACCTTCTCAGGGAACTGAGGAGTTGGGGCGATATTGCTTACTGCCATTATTTTCTCCTATAGGGATTGAGTTTGAGGGTCCTCAGGTAAAAGTATCGACCTATTTCAAACGTTTAGGTATCTAAACCTTAAAAAAATGGCGAAGAGCTAACTTCTACCGATGGCATAACCATATCCTGTGTTAGGGAGCATGCCAGGGCTAAAGAGTCAACAAAGTCGTCATGGGCATGGGCTTCATCCGGAGCCTCAACTGTAAAGTTAGGACCCTTGTATTTGACCTCTGCATCCGTCATTTGTTGAAAAAACTTCTTCCAGATACGTAATCTTCTAGTTTTTGCATGGGCTGGCCATGAAACCATTTGACGCTGGATAAGAGCCTGCAAGTGTTTCCAACGACGTGACTGCTCTGATGGGCTAGAAGAGATCGGGATAACCTCAGCTCTGGGCATAAGGATCTTCATACGACCAGCTACGGCGTCTCCTACACCATTGGCGTCTACGCCGATAGCTAGAACGTCGTAGTTTTCTAAGAAGTTAACAATCTGAAAGTATTGCTCTTCCCAATCGTCTCCTTGAATCTCTAACCAGTTTAAAACTCTATGATCGTAGTAACCAAACTCGTCTGGTCTATCCCAGTCAACCCACACAACAGTCACAACTGTTGAGTCCATTTTTCTAGCTGGGTCGATACCTACAACAACCGGAGAACGATGCCACGTCTTTACTAGCTCTTGAGATGTGTCACCCAGCTGCTCCATAACTGTAGAGGTTACGAACATACCTCTTTCAAGCAACCACTTGCAGTTGTAAGAGAGCTGGAACTCATCGGAGTCCTCCCCAATACGTAGCATCTCTTTCTTAATGAACTTTTCATAGTTATTGTTGAACTTAGCCACGTCTTTCCAGTCCCATTGGAAATGGTTCTGTTTAGCAGATCGCCCTGTCTGACGTCGTTTATTAAGTTGAATGGCTTTATAGAAATTGTTCTTACTTGTAGTTGGAGTGCCTGTCTTAACAATCGTAGCGTTGTAGTACGCACCCATAGGAGCAATAGACTTAGATACTACAAAGTCGTCCGCTTCCTGGCACTCGTCAATGATAATTAGGTGAAACGACTTAGATTCAATCTTAGCTCTTGGGTTAGCTGTCATCATCATAAGAGTAGATCCGGAGTTCTTAAGCTTGATGTTCTTTACGATACCCGGCATCTTTGTTGCAATATCGTCGATCTCAGGATCCCCAAGAACTTCAATAGCTCTTTCACTAGTTAAGCGGGATACGGTACGTCCGTAAAGAGTTTCTACCTGAGACTGAATAGGTGCAAACATACCTACCCAAATACCGTCACCAAACTTACCTAGAAGATCTGGGTACATTCTTGCAAGACGTGGGAGGATAACCATCAACGTAGCTACGGTATTAGCAATTGTCTCTGACTTACCGGACTGACGAGCTGCTAACGCTGTTACCTCTTCACCATCGTTTATGAGTACAGATTCAATAACTCTGCGAGCTAAAGGCTCTTGATATGGGTGAAGCTTGTGCCCCACCAACATCTCCATAAACTGCATGATTTTTTCTATTAATGCCTTTACAAACTCTTTAGAGAGTTCGTCTAATTCTTCTATATCTTCTTCAGGCAGATCTTCAAGGTCATCAAATGTTGGTACATCGAGTTCCTCAAATTGTTCATCTTCAAAGTCTTGCATTAGACTGCCTTCTATTGATTGTTTCTACGATAGTGTAAACGACTTCAGCGTTTAATCTAGCCTCTTCTAAGTAGGAAAGGTCTTCTGACTTCTGCCATGCAGCTAAATTGCGCCCAATAGGGTAAAGAGCTTGCTCTACCCATTGAACTAGTTCTGAAGTTGGAAGCGAATCTACTCGTTTCTCAACTCTAGTTTTCTGTCGCTCCTGCTTCTGCTTCTTGCCCAAACCGAACATAATCCCAGTCGACCTCCTCTTTGTCCATAGCCCTGCCACGTATTGCATTTGTTAGGGCTTGACTTTCGTTTAAACTCTCGCCCCATTTACCTATTACTAAAGCTAGTCTAGTAAAAGGTAGTCGTATAGATAACCCTACTCCAAAACGGAAAGGTTCGCTAATTTCTTGTGTCTCTGCACGTTCCCACAACACTGGCGGTTTTATTGGGTAAACCAACGGATGCCAGTAGAAGTGACCTACGTCACGAGGATTCGCCATCGTTATCTACCTCACATACGTGATCTGGCACTTCACGTTCACTTATGATTTCTAAACAGACACGACATTTAAAATATTTAAGTGGCGCAAAATTATTTTGCGCTGTTCCACCTATTGCCGTCTCTCCTCCGCCATTATCTGGTTCATAGTCTACAACAACTTCTGGACGCTGAAACAATTCTGGTGGGAAAGGACCTTTAGCATATGTTGCAGCATCAGGCACAGGATGACCCTGTTTTGTTGCAATACGTTCAATTCTCATTAATCATAGTCCGATTTCTATAACAATTTAATAAAGATATATTATATCGGTTTGCGGGTGGCTGACACCCTGTATTTACTGGTATGGTATTGCTATGGCCAGAGCAATCTGGCCATCAGCACCTCCGTAACAAAAGGGTTGCAGACCGAACTTGGCAGAAAGAGGCCAAGTTGCTTAGTATATGTGACAGATATACGAAGTCAGGACTGGCCTTCTAGCCTAGGAGACCGAGTGCAAAGTTATGAAAGATCGCATGTAGCAATGTTAGTCCTATACGGACTACTACTTATCGGAATACCAAAAGCTCTAGCTGCAGACACACCTGTAGTAGATGGGTCGACAGTAACGGTTCAAGTAGTAAATCCGTTAGACAAGTACCGCGGAGCCACCGAGCTCACTGATACGGAACTTGTTGACTTACTGTCACTAGTTGGCTTTGAGGGTAAATCCTTAAAAACAGCTTGGGCCGTAGTT